TGAGAAGAGAATTTACAGGTGCTGCTCTAAGGACTAACTTAAGTGCAAATATTTCAAATAGCGCTTCTTCTTTTTCCGTAACTGACGCTGTTGGTTTTCCATCTGGATCAAATCCTTTTGCAGTAGTTGTTGATAGAGGAACATCTGATGAAGAAAAGATGCTTATCTCTTCAAGAAGTACAAATATTTTTACAATCCAGATTCGTGGTTATGATGGAACAACCGCAAGATCACACACATCTGGTGCATTTGTAGACCATATTCTTGACGCAGCGACTATTCAAGACATGAATACAACAACTTATGACAATGAAGTTTTAATGTGGATGGGGGCATAAATGGCAAATCTAGTTCCGAAGTCTTTATATCTAGGTAATTCAACGGGTTCTAATGTTTATACCGTTGCAAACACGGCTGGTAATTACACAATTATTAAATCAATTAATATTTGTAATACAAGTGACACAGCAAATGCTACTGCTAGTATTCATATTTTAGTAGCAGGAGCATCCCCAGCAAATAACAATAAAATTGTTAGTAATGCTAATATCATTAAAAATGATGTTTTGTTCTATAACACATCAATTGTTGTTCCAGTAAATAGCAATGTCTATGTTGCTTCCAGTAACAGCTCTGTAACCTTTAATATTAGTGGGGTAGAATATGCCTAATCTTGTTAATAGTGGTGGAACAGGTGGTTCTGGTGCATCTGCAATTATAACCTGGGATACGACAAAAGAAGAGTTTAAGATTGGCGATAAGTTTTATGGGTTTCAATACTACCCAGCAAATGCAAAGCTGATAGTTCAAGAAATCCTTGAGCCAGGTACGATTACAAATGAATATGACACTGGAACCAATGTGGTGTCAATTCCAAAACATAGATTAGGGGATACTTTTACTGCGGATAATGAGTATTTTGATCCTTCAAATCATGATATATATAAAAACTGGTTAACCAGTCAAGCTGAATTAACATTTTCTTGGTATACTGGTAACGAAAAGAATTTGATAGTGGAGGTTGTATAAATGGCTGCAATAGATCTTGGTAGACTTAGGTTCTACCATCAGGGTGCTTACAATAGTGGTACTACATATGAAATAAATGATGTTGTTACATATGGTGGTAAATCCTATGTATATATCAATACAACCAATGCAAGCAATAACCTACCAACTAATGCAACATACTGGAGTGTCATGTCTGAAGGACAGGACTACAAGGGGAACTGGGCAACAGCAACTGCTTATTTAGTAGACGATATTGTTGTTAGAGGTGGTTCAACCTATATTTGTTTGATTGCACACACATCAGGCACATTCGCAACAGACCTTGCAGCAAATAAATGGCAATCTTTCACCCGTGGTCTTAGAAATCGTAGTTTTTGGGCTACAACTACTGCATATTTAGTTGATGATGTTGTAACAAATGGTATCAGTTATTATGTTGCTCTTCTTGATCACACATCTGGCTCTGGTGGTTTTGCAGCTGAAGCAGCTGAGAGGTGGGCAGAAGTTGTTTCTGGAACAGACTCATTGCCATCACAAGCTGGCAATGCTAATTATCTATTGTCAACGAATGGCAATGCTGCAGTCTGGACAACGAGTCTTCAGATTACATCTGCTCAGATATCAAATTCGCTGATTGTTACAAATGATGATGGTGTTTATGTTGGAACAAATGCTCAAACATTTTCAAACTCATTAACTAATCCAGTAGCTGCATTTCAATCAAATGTTGTAGATTACTCGCAAATTGCTTTTAGAAACTTAGGAACAAATGCAAATAGCTCAACTGACTTTATTGCGTATGCCGATGCAGGCGATGACGATGCTGGCTGGATTGACATGGGTATCACATCAGCTAACTTTAGTGATCCATCATTCACAATTACCGCTGACCACGATGGCTATATTTTCATGGAAGCTCCAGCAAACACTGCAGGAAACGGAAACCTTGTTCTTGCTACTGGTGGTAATGGTCAGCAAAACAAGATTGTTTTTGCGGCAGGCGGTTTGTCAAGTAATGATACTCAAATGGTTATTACTCCAAACACATCTGTAACAGTTAATATCGCTACTAACTCAGTAAGTGCTACAACTGGAGCACTTGTTGTTGCTGGCGGTCTTGGTGTTGGTGGTAATGTTTACATTAGCGGTAATACTAATATTCAAGGAACCATCACTGTAGGTGGTGGTGCGTTTGAATCAAACAACCTTACCGTGTCAGACCCAATTGTGTTCATGGGAAATACAAACGCTGCTGATACTTTTGACCTTGGTTTCGCTGGTAAGTTTAACGATGGCGCTGTCAAGTATGCAGGTCTATTAAGAGATGCAAGCGATGGTAAGTTTAAGTTGTTTACTAATCTAACAACAGCTCCGTCAAGCACAGCAAACTTTGCTGCATCTTCAAATGCATCCTTGGTTGTTGCAAATCTTGAAGCGAGCGGTAACGCCTCTGTATCTGGAAATGTTACTATAACAACAGATCTAACAGTAACAGGGAATACTACAGCATCAACAAACTTAACAGTAACAGGAAATGCTACTGTATCAACAGACCTTGCGGTGACTGGTAATACAACATTAACTGGCGGTCTAACAGTGTCTGGTCCATTAACGGCTGCTGAGATGTCTGAAATTGCAACATCTGGAACGATCACAACCAATGTTCTCACACTAGACTGGACAGCTACAAACATTACTTATGTAAGCTCTCCAGCAGCAAACTTTACATTAAATGTCACAAACGCTCCAACGACAAATGATAGAGCATTGGCTGTAACTGTAATTGTTACTCAAGGAGCAACTGCCTATATTCCAAACGCATTGCAAATCGGTGGATCTGCACAGACGATTAAATGGGCTGGTGGAGCTGCTCCTGCAGGTACTGCAAGTAAAATTGACATCTTTAGCTTCGTGTTACTAAGAACAGGAAGTGCGTGGACAGTCTTTGGTAGTTCAAGCTTGAACTTCTAACAGGGGGGTATAATGGGTTTTCTTTTTAAAGCATCTAAATCTCTTGGACCATTGAGCCCAAGGCAACTTCTTGCAAAGCTAGCTGCTTTTCAAGATACTTTTGTTGCAGCTAATACTACATCAGCGCTTCCTACATCAGCAACAAAACCATGGGAGTCTGTAAGCGGAACTTGGGGTATTACTAATAATAAAGCATACGCAGTCACACCTGGCGCATCGTATCCAGTTGCTGCGTTTGATGCAAAAAGTGAAGGTGCAGTAGTTAAAGCTACTGGTGCAAACAATGGCGCTGGCTATGGAGTCTCTTTCTGGGTAACTGATGCCAATAATTGGTGGGGTGCTCATACTACGAAATCTTCATACACAGCAGCTCCTTATTCATGCCCTTCTGGTGGGACATTAAGCGGTACTAATTGCAACTACACATATGGCGCATCTCAGGGCTCATACCCCGTGTGTCCAGGGGACTGGACATTTCATGCTGCATGTTATTTTTTACAAGGTGGAGTCTGGGTTGGGCAGGTTAGTCCCGCATGGTATCCAAACGGAGTTTATTCATGCCCATCGGGTGGTTCTCTGAGTGGATCTACATGTTATGTATCATATGCGGCAACTGCTACTACATGGTATAAGCATGATGTCAAGGTTGTTAAAAAGACATCTGGTTCTGTCGTAGAGCAACTAACAGCTACTGTCGCCAATGTGACTAGTAATAGTGATTATATTGCATATGTGGAAGCTCAGGTTATTTCAGCAGGCAATAGCTCTGGTGTAAACATTTCTGCACAGATGTCATCTGGCGGGACTGTGTTGGGTGCAGGTGTATCTGGGGTGACATCAGGAAGAGCAAAGAAGCATGGCTTGATGGCTGGTCCTTCAACCCTAAATGCAACAACCGAAGTAGAAACATTTAACTATAGTTAGGGGTTAGTGATGAGCGACATTAAATCGCTACCTGAGCAAAGACTTGATATTTGCAAGAAATGTCCAAGGTTTTTTAAACCAACAAACACCTGTAAAGAGTGCGGATGTTTTATGAGAATTAAAGTTCAGCTCCCAAATTCAACATGCCCGCTTGAAAAGTGGTAAAATTGACTCATGAGCTATGAAATAAAGCAATCAATTCACGGTCCAGTTGTTATTTATGAAGGTCAGTTTTATTTTATTGGTCAAACAGTAGAATTTTTTGGTATATTTGATGCCCATCCAGAAATCTTGTTTGATATTACAAATGCTGTTATTGAACATGTTGATAACCAATTTTTAATCTTGAAAGAAGCATTGTCTGACAAAATGTATTTAGATACTTCCGCTGTCTACGGAGCAATCACGCTCGTTAATCATTATTATAAACTGGTGTTCCACGAATATCCAGAGTATAGAAAAGCACTAACACAGTCCACATCTTTATCTCAATCAGATCTAGATCGTATAAATAGTATTAGAGGTGTATTAGATAGTTTTTATCACGATAGGAATAGGTAGAAATGGGAAATATTGTAATTAATCACAACAGGCATTACAGTCTAAGTAGACCATTTATTGTTTTAGATAATATCTTTTCCAATCAGGAATGTGACGATATTATTGAATATGTTTCAAAAAATGAAAGACTGCAAGATTCATCACTTGGGGTGATGGACAATGTTGATCACTATGTTCGTAGATCTCAATCCACTTTTCTTTTCCCGAAAGAAGAGAATGGTTTAATATTTGAAAGAATAAAAGAAGTGACTGATTATGTAAATAATAATTATTTTAATTATGATATTTGGGGTTTTGAAAAAATTCAATACGCAGAGTACAATAATCGGCATAATCATTATGCATGGCATTATGACATGCAAACAAATAAAGAGGGCGAAGGGGATGCTGTTTCTTTAACAAGAAAGCTATCTGTTTCGGTATTTCTGTCAGATGAAGATTCCTACGAGGGCGGTAGTTTTGAATTGGGTATTATGCCAGAGGGTGAGCCTGAGTATGTGATAAAGCAAACAAAAGGTAGTGCGATATTTTTTCCTTCTTTTGCAATGCATCGTGTTACTCCTGTAACAGATGGTGTACGGAGAAGTTTAGTTGTGTGGATGGAAGGACCAAGATTTAAATGACAAAAGATTTTTATAAAAGAGATAAGGCTTATGAAAGAAAAAGAGATAAGAAAAAAAATCTCATTAAGTTTATCCCAGTAACCGCTTCAGCAGAATCTGCTCAGGTTCCTCCAAGACCAGCAAGGGATTTTATCCCAGAGTGGTATAAGGTAATACCTCAATTTCTTACTGATAAGCCAGATTACATGACAGCAGCCCCAGGTTTGAATACGACTGTAAAAAGATGTATGCCTTATTATGATGCAATGACGGGTGGATATATTCAATCAACTTGGGCTGATATTTATGTAACAATAGATTATGATAAAGATGGTAATCATATTGTTACAACAAACTCTCCGTTAAGAATTCCAGGAACGGAAATGATAAGAACAAGGCAATATCCCAAAGGTGTTCCTATTCAGAAAATGCCAGATGGTTATCATCCTATTGAGTTTGTTTGGATGGAGAACTGGGTTGCGGATACCCCAAAGGATGTCTCAATAATGTTTCAACACCCTGCAAACCGCTATGACCTTCCGTTCGTTACACTGTCTGGAATCGTGGATGCTGATTACGGATATGTAAGTGGTCAAGGAACAATCCCTTTTTATATCAAAAAAGAATATACCGAATTCTTAATCCCAGAAGGGACACCGATGTATCAACTTGTTCCAATGGTAAGAAGAAATTGGAAATATGAGTTAGAAAAGTATGATTTGTATGAAGTTATGAAAAAGAGCTCTATTCTCAGAAAGTATTTCACAAGTGGATACACTAGATATCTATGGCATAAGAAGAGATATGATTAATTCTTATGAAAAAAAATAATCAAATAGTGGTTTATTGGTGCCCTTGGTGGGATCCTAAAAAAGATATTAACCTAGATGTTTTATATAGAAAACCAGAAAATGTCTATAGAGATCTAATTAAAAACTTTGAACCAAAAGATGAATTTGCAAACTTCATGAATTGCCCCGCTGTGTCTGAAAAACTTAAGCGAACATATGTTATCAAAAATGTTGCAGAAACCGAAATTGAGGTTTTTATAAATGATGACGGATATCCAGATATCCGATATGTAAATACAAGAAATACAAATACTCCCGCATATATGCCTCATGCACCAACGCTTAGGAATCAATACTTAGTTGAATATCAAATGGCGTTCGGTCTATTTGCAGAAGAAAGTCTGGAAGTCTCACTGACATCGCCATTTTTTCATAAAGCCGAGCATTTGAAGTATGGCGCTATTGTGCCAG